CGTGGATCTCGGGTTGGAGTCCGTGCGCAAGCTGGCATACAACCGGACCCGTGGTCACAAGCATGGAGGCAAAGCGCTGTGAGTGAAGACGATCAGAGGGCGCTCTACCAAGTTCGCATGGCTCAGGTCTTGGAGTCCAAGCTGAAGTCGTGGGGTGCGTTCATCGTGATGATGAGCGTCTGGTTCACGGTGCTGGCTGTCTTCTGGAAGGTGGTGCTGTTGTGACGACATGGCTGTGGCATCTTCTGGACTGGTGGGAGAAGCGACTTCTTCGCTCATCGAGCCATTCATACCGGGTGGACCATCGAGATCTGATCCCGAGCCTCAAGCCGGGAGAGTTAATCATCATCGTGTTCGACAAGGAGGACAAACGATGAGCAAGGATCACAAGGGCAAGGATGCTTCGTCCAAGGACAAGGCTCCTTCCAAGGACGTTCGTGACCAGAACAAGGGCAAGGAGTCGGGCCGGGAGGCTGCCAAGACGATGAGGGGCATCGTCGATTCCGTGAGGCATCGGACCAACTGATGACGGCCATCCTTCTGGTGATCACGTCGGCTCTTGCAACGTGGCTCTTCTGTCTGTGGCAGACGGAGAAGCGCCGACGCAAGAGCATCCAGCGATCACACAACTCGGCCGTGCGTCGATCCATGACGTACCGCCACGCACTTCAGAGGCTGCGCCACGAGGCCACCAATGCGCCGGACGAACTGATGACTCCTCAAGAGTTCATCGAGTTCGTGGGGCAGTACGCTAGTGCTGCACTTGGTGACGGCATACAGGAAGCGGGGAGTACCGATGGGTTATGACGAGAACTTCTGGGGTCGGCCGCCGATGACGTTCCGCATCTACGTGATGTGGGCGCTTGGTTGTCTGGCACTGGCGGTCGTGATGCTGGGTAGTCCGCTGGTCTACGTCAGAGACGTCATGGTTGCCATCTGGCACGACGCTCTCGTGCAGTCCGTACCGGATCTTCCCTCGGCTCAGATACGGGAGCCCGGCTGGGTTCTTCGTGATTACAAGGAGAGAATGAACAGTGAACGAGGAACAAACGTGGTGGACCGACGGGTTCAAGGAGGGGTATCGGGCCGGGTTATCCGATCATCGCCCTCCCAACGATCCTTCTCTTGGTCGGGCTAGCAACAGGGAGCTCCTCCAAGAGCTTCAGGCCCGCTTCGAAGACTCTCGGTCGGGTCGAGAAATCATCATCCCTCGGCTAGCTAGCACGGGTGGAGGTCAGATCGTGGTGAACGTTCTCGAAGTCATGCAGCGGGAAATCGACAGATCAGTTCTCGACTACAGAAGGGTGAGCCCGTGAGCGACATCGAGAAGTGGGGAGATAGTCAGCAATACCGGGCGGAACCGCATGGCTCGTACGCCGGGCCGGAGAGCGGGGTCATGCCTCAGGTCACGCTGATCTCGATGACGCCACATCCCCTAGGCGTGATCGGTGCGATGGCTGCCATGTACGAGGGGCGTGTGGTGCGGGACGTGAGTCATCTCACGCACGAGGATTGCGTGCGTTACTGGCATGATGTCAGGTCTACGCATCTCGATACGCCGCTCGAGGCTGTGCAGTTTCAGTTCCTGATCGAGGGCGTGGACCGTTCGTTCACGCATCAACTAGTCCGGAAGCGGGTGGGTGCTGCGTACGCTCAGGAGTCCCTCCGCTTCGCTGTTCCGGGTCGACTGAGTGAATCCACCTCTCTCCCGCCCTCCTTGCAGGGAACGAAGCCGTTTGCTGACTGGGTTGGATCTCGAGATTGGGTAGAGGTTGACCTTGAAGGGGAGCGCCCTCAGAAGTGGCGTCGAGAATGGGACGATGCTCTTAGTTCCATTGATCGTGCGTATCACGCTCTCGTGGCGTCCGGGATGCCTGCGGAGGAGGCGAGGGGGATTCTTCCGCACTGCACGGCGACTCGTGTGGTCTGGGTGACCAACCTTCGCTCTCTGCTTCAGGAGGCTGGCAACCGGCTGTGTACGCAGGCTCAGTTCCACTGGAAGATGGTCATGGGTCAGGTGGTCCGTGAGATCCGGCGGTATCCCGAACGTCTGCAAGAGACATGGGCTGCTGACTACGAGGCTGCGACCAACGATGAGACCATCGAGTCTCTCAACAAGATCGCTCAGGAGCAGCGGGATCAGTTCACGCTGATTGCCGAGGCATTCAAGCCCGTGTGCTACGAGAAGGGGCGCTGTCCGTTCGGGGCCACGTTCGACCGGGTCTGCACCATCAAGGACAGGGTGCGCAGGTTCGCTGCCAAGGGAATTCCTAGCGATCAGTGGGGAGTTCCTGACGAGCGGTTCCCACGTCATCATATCCGTACCGAGGAGTGGCTGCTCAATCCCGGCGCCGCTAGGAAGGTGGACTGATGAAGGAGCTCAGTTCTATCTCAATCTCGTCAGGCGTCAACGAGAACGGTGTGGGCTTCCTGACTGTCTCTTGCATCTCCACGGACAAAGAGATGTTCGTGGGGCAGCTTGACCCGGAGACTGTTCGCAAGCTGGCGTTGGACTGGCTGGAGTCTGCGGAGGCTGCCGAACAGGATGCCGCAGTGTTCCGCCTGTTCAGGAAGATGGACATAGAGGACGCTGTGCTGGGCGCAGTGATCACAGAACTTCGCAACTCAAGGAGTGACTGATGTTTGAATTTCAGAAGGGCGAGACCTGGTCGCTCACCGAGGCCGTGTTTCAGGCTATCGGTGCAGCTTCGACTTGCTGGGAGCACATGGAGGGTACTGGCATCTTCCAGTCGAATCTTGCTCGAGAGATCGGTGAGGCGTTGATGGAAGAGGTGACCTCCTCGCTTACGCCGAACCTCGGGCTGGCTACCACTGAGGAGCTTCTGAAGGAACTGATCGCTCGTGGTGAGGTGTCAGCAACCATCAACGAACATGCGCCTTTCTCAAGGGCTCTAGCGGGCTACGGTCACAACATGTTGCAGACTCTGCCTCGCTCCATGCTGCGTTACAAGACCACGGAGGGTGAGCGTGCTAATCGTTCCAATCATGGAGGGTGAGTCGTGGCGGGTCTACACGAATCGTCTCGCCAAGCTCAATCGTGTGAGTAGGCGCCGCATCGTGCGCAGGCTGAAGAAGTTGGCTCGGGCGTGAGCTTCGACTACAACCCGTACAAGCACATGGAGATCGTCTTAATCGAGACTGAAGGCGAAACCTCCAAGGGGCGTGGCCCCATCTCCGGATGGACGTGGCACTGTCACAGTTGCGGCGGGCACGGCAACATCCTTCGGGAAGAATTTGAGAGTCTTCAGATCATCTTCGTCGAGTGGCAGCTTCACATCTCCCAGTCGCACGGCTATCCCCCAGAGTTCTTCAAAGATTGGAGTACGTTCTAATGTTCTTTCGGGACGAGTGGAGCTTCAGTCTGGTGGAGGAGGACACGTCGTTGGGCGGGCCTGTGGATCCTCTGATGCCTCAGGACCTAGCGATGTACGTGCGTGGTCCTCGATCTCCCCGGATCGTGCTGACCATCACGCACAACGGCTCTGAGGTCTTCATCATGCGGACACGATCTCAGTCGCCCGATGAACCGATGGTGTGGTTCAGCCTTCTCGAGGACACGCATCCTCTCGTGGCGCTGATGCGGGATGCGAACAGGAGGCGTGGTGGATGATCTCCTGGGCGTGATTCGTGCCGTGGCGCTGGTCTTGTTGGGTGCTGGTCTCGGTGGTCTGATCACGTGGGCTTGTTGGGCTAGTTGGCGGTTGGTCAAACCTCGGAGGCGTGATGCCTGAGAGCGTTGAGTACGTGCATCTGAATCTGGCAGAGAAGCCTCGAGACGGCGAGTGCCTGGTCGAGCGCTACTGGGTCTTCCGGGCAGGGAAGGGGATCGCCTTCCATCGCACGCCTGGAACCAACTTCGTGTCTCCTCAATGCAACAGCAATCGGAGACTGGTGGAGCTATTGATCAAGAAGCTGTACCCGGGGCACGACATCATGCTGGTTCCTATCGTGTACCTAGGAAGGGACGGTAGGTGTGGCGCAAGCTCGAGACCCTGAGAGGCCCGTAGACGGTGCGCAAGAGGGGTCTGGGGGTTGGCGGCCTGGGAGCTCTGGGAGGCCAGCACGCCGACATCTGGCCACCGATGCGGGGCTTTCTAGGGTTGCTCGGTACAGCGGACGGGTGCGCAGTAGCGGTCCACCGAGGGCAGCCCCTCGAGGACGGGTTGGTTCAGGGACGTTTCGTAGTGTTGATCGGGGTCGTGTGGTGCCCGTGGATGAGGTGGCGTTGCATGATCTTTCTAGAACCAAGGGAGATGCGTCATGGGGATCGCAGAGGTCTACAAGGTCTACGTTGATGCGGATATGGACCTGGATCAAGACGAGGTGGGGGACTGGTTCAGGGAAGGTCTAGACGCCTTCGTGGAGGCTCGTGTGGCTCAGTTGGTCATGCGATGGAAGCTGATGAACGTCTACGTCGCCGGTGGCATGGAAAGGGAAGAGACTGCCAAGGTGTGTCGTCAGGTGGCTAGGAACTCGTGTTCGTGGCTGATGAAGATCATGGGGATGGAGGCGTACGACTGGACGTACCTGAACGGATCTGATCTCATGCCGGACAAGGAGTCGGAGGAGTATCGGCAGATCGCTCATGCGGCTGCGAGTCTGGACATCTCTGCGTGGCTGGGGCGGTGGAGGGAGGAGTGTCTCGCTCGAATGTCGTGGTATTGCACGATGGCTGACAGGGCTCTTGATGCAGGTGTTCCTCAGAAGACGGCCGCACGTAAGTTGACTAATCGAGTAGCTCACGCCCTCAACAGAGAGATAGATGGTGTCCTTCATGCGCTCCACCAGGATAATGCGAAGCCGAAGAGGCGACAGAAGGGTGTGGCGGAGGAGGAGTAGGCATCATCTTCATCCCTACGTTTGTCCAGTCTGTGGCTCAGTGAAGATGATACTGGTTCAGGGCGGCGGAATTGTGGGGACGAATGCTAGCGACGTAAATCGAAGGATAGGCTGTTTCGAGTGCGGCTTGGAAATTTGCTGGCCCGGAGGGCGCACGTGAGGGCGCAAGTGTGTCGTGCGAACGAGCGAGCCAGCATGCCTGGTCAGCCAACCGACTACTAGGCGTCTTAGAAAGACTTTCACGGTGTACGCAATGCCTGCGGGCATCGGTACACGTGTACGGGATGCGACAGTCTTCTGTTTAGGGCCTAGGGGCGGTGTCGGCCTGCGGGCGTTGGCTCGCACGCTCGCACGTAGCACGGTAGTCGGATGTTGTCGTGGTTTCGAGGAAGGATTGTTGTGCTTCAGAACGAACGGTTCTACAAGTCGTTGTTCACTGTCGAGATCGATGTGTACGGAACTCTGGGTCAGGCGTCTGGGCTTAGGGACAAGCTCACTCGTGAACTGGAGCTCAAGTACGGGGCTGGTCGGGTCCGTGTGGAGTTCGTCAACGTAGAGGAGGTGTGATTCGTGTACTCGGGCATGGGCAGGGGCCTACTGAATGTCGTGTCGATAGATCCTGGTGGGTTCACCGGGTGCCAGTCGGTCATCGTTCCGCTCCTGGATGGGGCGCTGCGGTATCCGTATCTCGAGTCTCTTGATCGTGCACGTGCGCTAGGCATGACGCACGGCATCGAGGTGACGGATGACAGGTGGTGGGAGCATGCTGGGGTTCTCATTAAGGCTGTGATGCATCAGCGGGCGTGGGTGGCTGGCAAGGCTCGAGATCTCGGATACGAGGGGTATCGTCAGGTTCTGATCGTAGAAGGGTTCAGCGGGGAGGCTGGGGCGTTCAAGGGTGATCCGTTCAGTCCGGTGCGGATAGAGTCTGTGCTGTACTTTCATCTACGAGACATCGTGGAGGAGTATCGGGCGCCTCTCCCGGCGGAGAAGGGACAGATCACCAATGAGCGTCTCAAGCTGTGGGGATGGTGGGCAGCGGGGAAGCCTCATCTGTGTGATGCGAGGAGGCACATGATGGTGTATCTGCGATCACTCGACGTTTCGCCGTAGCTCGATGAGTGAGGACGGAATTCCGGATCCTGTCAAGTGGGATGGGGCATGGCTCCGATGGGACTGTCCTGAGGAAGGATGCGAGTGGCGTTACTGTGCGACTCAACAGTCTCTGGCCTATCGTCACGTCAAGGCGTTCAAGAAGCACTGGCTGAGAGATCATGGTCAACTGAGATTGCCATGGGAGCAGTTGAGCCTGTTCTGATTGCTTCACCTGTGCGGTCGTCGGTACCCTGACGCCATGCCCGATTCTGGACCCGCTTCTGAGTTCGGTGGTGCTGTCCGATCTCGTGTCGGCATCCAGCCCACGCCGCCTCACGTCCTCACCGCAGAAGAGCGCCTGCGTTTGATCTACTTGACCGGTCAGGACACCGAACTGCTCGCTCCTGATCCTGAGCTCGAGTCTTTCCACGGGCTGAACTTGGAGCCTGTCCAGCGAGCGATCAGGGAGCAGGAGGGCGTTCTCGAGAAGGGCCAGTACGATGTCTTTGACGCAACCAGCTAAGCCCAAGAGGCGAACGATCCAGTTGGGTCTGCGGAATTCTGCGACTCTTGCTGGTGAGTCTCTTGACGAGTGGAGCGACGAAGAACTCCAGCGGGGTCAGCGAAAGTCTCGACGTGGTACGTGGGAGGGGCGTCCGCCGAAGGTCGTTCCCAAGCGGCTTCACGATGAGCTCGTGCGCCGTCAGATGTCCAAGGCCAACGAGCTACTTCGGGACAACCTCGTGGGCGCTACAGAGATCCTCATCGGGATCGCCCAATCGATGGACACAGACGATGCTGTGCGCCTCAAGGCTGCGACCATCATCATGGAACGTGTGCTGGGCAAGACTCCTGAGAAGGTCGAGGTCTCTGTGCAGCGTTCGCCGTTCGAGACGTCTCTCGATTCCGTCTTCGTCACACGAGACGTGATTGACGTGGAGCCGAAGGACGATGCGGCGTAATCCTCCGGAGCGCAAGCATCACCCGATGCGTCAGTTCCACTTGCTCGTGGATGAGCACATGCTTCACAATCTTCTTCAGGTTGACGATGATGCGCCTTCTGCGTACGACCGGCTCACGCATGACAGAATCCCCAGTCATTACCCCGAGTTTCTGGACATCTACACGTGGGGCGTGGGTGGTCACACACTGACTCGGGAGCAGTACGATGCCTCTTGAGAAGGGTTCGTCTAACAAGGTCGTCTCCAGAAACATCTCGACACTTGTTCATGAAGGGCGTCCGCAGAAGCAAGCGATCGCCATCGCCATGCGCAAGGCGGGCAAGAAGAAGAAGGCAGCGAAGCGGAAGACCAGAGCCAGAGCGAGGCGGTCACGTGGTCGCCGCCGTCGCTGATGATGGTCCTGAGGTAGAGCTCAATCTAGCTGCTGCCTTCGAGGCGATGCGCTACGAGCCTCACGCTGCACAGCGCAAGGTGCATCGCAGCTACGCACGTCACCGTGTGCTGGACGCTGGGCGCCGCCTGGGCAAGTCCGTGATCGGTGGGCACGAGCTCACTGCTGCCATGTATCGGGCCTACGCTGAGCGACGTGCGCTCACTGAGCTCGGCCTGCGTCGTGAGTACTGGATCGTTGGTCCTGAGTACACGGACAGCGAGAAGGAGTTCCGTGTTCTCTGGAATGACCTGAGCAGGTTGGGTGTTCCGCTCGACAAGCCGGGTTCGTACAACAATCCAGAGGGCGGCCAGATGGTCGTCTCGTGCTTCGACAAGCGGTTTATCGTGCACGCTCGCTCGGCGAAGTATCCGTCCACTCTCGTTGGCGAGGGCCTCTCTGGTGTCGTGCTGGCTGAGGCTGCGAAGCTGAAGGAGACAGTCTGGACTAAGTACATCCGACCGGCGCTGGCTGACTTCAAGGGCTGGAGCATCCACTCGTCTACTCCTGAGGGCAAGAACTGGTTCTACGAGGGTTGGCTCAGAGGCAAGGATCCTCAGCAGCCTGAATGGGATTCGTGGAGGATGCCTTCGTGGTTCAATCCGTACGTCTTCCCGAAGGGCGGAACCACTCGAGGATACAAGGCGTTCATGAAGCTTCTCGAGGGCGGTCGCATTCCTCAGGTTGAGCGTGAAGCGCTGTGGCAACTCGTGGCTGATGAGCTCGATGAAGAAGTCATCAGCATGGGTCGGGAGATGTCTGCTCAGAAGTTCGAGCAGGAAATCGCCGCTGGCTTCACTGATTTCGTGGGTCGAGTGTTCAAGGGGTGGGACGAGGAGATCCATGTCACGGACCTTCAGTACGACCCTAGATACCCCGTTTATCTGGCGATTGACTTCGGATGGACCAACCCGTTCGTATGCCTGGCTGTGCAGGTGGACGTCTTCGACCGCTGCAACGTCCTAGCCGAATATCGCTGCACCCACAAGGACATCGGAGAGATTGCAGCCGAGCTAGAACGTGTGCCGTTGTTTCGAATGGCGAAGGCGATGTACCCTGACCCGGCAGAGCCGCAGGACGCAGCGGTGATCAGCAAGGTGCTGAAGGTTCCGACCAAGGGGAACACAGGTGGACTCCTCAAGCAACGACTCGAGCTCATCCGAAGAGCGCTCAAGGTCGTTCCTGAGCACGCTCCAGATGACGACCCGGACAAGCGACCCCAACTCCTCGTTGATCGACGCTGTTACGGACTTATCTACGAGATGGGCGAGTACAGATACCCCGAGAACAAGAGCGAGATCAGGCCAGACCCTGAAGAGCCTCTCGATAAGGACGATCACGGGCCAGAAGCGCTCGGTCGTTTCTTCAGAGGATACTTCGGGCCTCCTGGTGCCCCTCCCGGCGGCAAGCTACGTGCTCGAGTTAGGACAGCAAGCGTAAGTCGCTGATGCGGCAACGAACCGGGCAGAGGCCCAACGGTTCCTAGAAGGAGACCAGGTGGTCCTCGCACCGCAAGACTTCACGCCCTACTCGACTGCGAAGCCGCTAGTGGGTTCAGCGCCTCTGTGGCTGGCCGACCCGCTCGAGCAGCTACGAGTTCAGAGCTACTCGCTATACGAACAGATCTACTGGACTGTGCCTCAGGCGTTCAAGGTCGTGCAGAGAGGCAAGGACACTCAGCCGATCTACATCCCAGCCGGCCGACAGATCGTGGAGACGCTCAACCGCCATCTGGCTCGCAATCTTCAGGTGACTGTTGACCCGCTGTTCGGTACGACGCAGGAGCAGACGCTCGCTCAGCAGGTCTGGGATGATCTTGCCAAGCGAGAGCGCTTCTACAGCAAGTTCGCAGGGAGCAAGCGCTACGGCATCATGCGAGGCGACTGGGCATTCGCCATCACGGCAAGTGATCAGCGGGCGCCGGGCACAAGAGTTTCCATCGAGACGATCGACCCAGGTGGGCTGTTCCCCATCTGGAGCACTATCGATCTAGACACCATCGTGGGTTGGCACGTCGTCGAGCAGTACACCGACAAGAACGGTGACTCTCGTATCAAGCGCAGAACGTGGCGCAAGGTGACAGGCATGGGCGGACCTTCTGCCATCACGTACGAGGTCGGCGTCTTCGAGATGGACGCCTGGGGCGGTCCAGGCATGAAGGAAGAAGACGAGAAGCCCATCGGCGGTGAGCCTGTTGAG